ACCAATCAACACTCACTGATTCCATCTTGCAAAATTCCATTAGATGGTTGTACGGAACTTTCCCGTCTTTCTTGTAACGATACAAATCCTGTTTCGTTAATTTTAAATGCGATGCAACTTCTGCATCAGTGTGGACTCGAAGATGTGTCTTCAATTTGTCCAAGATCTTAACTATGTCCATAGTGTTTTTTTAAAGTGGGTGTCCTACCACTCACGTTTTTGATTAACCAGGACGGCCTGGTAAAATCTATTTATGTGGTGGTGGCACATTAATTTGCAATGTTTCTGTATAAGTTTTCGTCCAAAAAAGTGCTGTGTTTCCACAAATCATTTGTTCTATGGTCCTGATGGTGGCATCCCAACCGCTCCACATACCCTGAAAAACAGCGGTATGAGCAATGCCAGTTAGACTTTTCGCTTTCAGTACCATTTGATCCCATCTTCCATTAGAAGAAGAAGAACTGATTTCTCGGCTGATCTTTGAGTTGTTAAAGCGGTGGTGACAAGCCACCAAGTCACCGCTGTACGATGGTAGAGGTGTATACATCAGCGGATGCCGATGTATCAGTCTCGTGTTTGTTCTACTCATCTAGTCCCCCGTAATGAAGGTATGAAAAAATAACTTGGCGTTTGCTTTTGGGATCGTTCAAAAAACAACCTCCATTAAAAGAACTTTGTGTTCCTTTCGGCATTACCCAATTATTTTTGGATTTTCCATCTACGTTTTGATTTTTTCTGATCATAACAACCTTTCTTAGTTAAACCATTAATATCATTGAGTATAAAAATTGTTGACTCCAGTAGGAATTTTACCTACTATAAGTTTCACTAGGCTAAGTTAATTTACTTAACCTCAATGAACCTGTCAATAATTTTTTCAATGAATCTCAAGGAAGCTTACGACTTTTATCAAGGTGTGCGGCTGTCTCAAGTCGCAAAGGACCTAGATGTATCTGAAGCATTCGTCAGTCAGGTGCTATCTGGGAAAAGAAGTTCTGCTCAAGTCACTACTGAATTGAGGCAGAGAATTGAAAATCGAATCAGTGAACTCAAATCAAATCTATGCTCCCCGTCTTGCTAAAACGTGCCGAATGGCATGTAAAAAAGATCCTAAAGTTTAATCTGACCAGAGACATTTTATGTCGAAAGCATGAAGAAATGCCTGATGGCTGGCGTTTCTGGTTCGACCTATCTCATGGATCAAACATTATCGTTCACATCAAACCCAAGAATGAAATTCATTTTTGGTTTAACGGAAGATTTTTGGCAATTGTGCCAATTAGAGACATTTCTGGAATCGACTACTATGACCAACAAAAACTCAGAGCAAACTTCTGCTGACATCTTAAAAGATTCGACAGCAAAGCGTTTGGCAGTTGCTTTTGAAGAACTCCAAAAGTTGTGGCTTGGGGGCCCTCTCCCCCCTGCCGAGGCAGTGAGGGGGGATCGGGCCAAACAATTTATTGAAAAATTAAATGACAAATAATTTTGCAGTAGACGATCAGAAAGCACGGCTCCAGGGCATAGGTGGCTCTGAAGCTAGTGCCGTGATGGGAGATAATCCTTATTTAAGTGCTTATGAATTAGCCCGAATCAAGATGGGCTTAGATGAACCAGAAGTGGTAGACAACGATTTTGTTCACTGGGGTAACGACATGGAATGGTTTTATTGCAGACGGAATAAAATCAGACAACCAAAGAAAACTTTTTTCTACCAAGGAGCTAATTTTCTTTTCTGTCATTTGGACGGGTTAAACGCCCAACACAGAAAGATTTATGAAATCAAAGCTCCTACATTTCAAAGCCCAAAGTATGTAGTTGATGATTGGAGAGATCTTCCAAAGCACTACCTCTGGCAATGTGTTCACAATGGTTTGGTTTGGTCTAATTCCAAACCTCCAATGAATGGCAAAGCTCCTTTAAAAACTGTTGAGCTAGTTATTGTAATTGCTCCAAAACCCATAGTTTATGAGATCCCATTTGGTGAGTTGTATGAAGAAATGGGGCTCAAATATTTAGATCGTGTAAACGCATTCTGGATGGATTGTGTTTACGACAAATTACCTCCTCCTGAAACGAAACGAGATATGAAACTGGCATATCCGTCCGTCAATGTAGCCGAGTACCCAGAAGCCAGTTCTGAAGACGTAATCAACGTCAAAATCCTTACTGATCTGAAAGGAAAAAAGAAGAAATTAGAAAGCTCGATTGAGCTTTACTCGAACCTCGTAAGAGGGTCCATCAAGAACTTCAATGGATTGAGCTTAGATGGAGAAATAATTGCCTCAAATAAAGACACCAAATCTGGAAATCGCCTACTCAAAACCTACGAAATCAAGGAAACAGCCGATGAGTTCTGAACTAGCCATAGCCGAAACCAATGTAGTTGCTTTGCACTCCCCGATGGATCTGCCTAATGAGGCGTTTAAATCGGGTCTACAGCAACGTGAAACTAACCGCCAATCACTTCTTCAATGGGTTGCTCATAACTTAATTGAAGGTGTGGATTACGGCATTATCCGAAACAAAAAATCACTCTGGAAACCAGGTGCAGAGAAGATCTGCGGAATGCTTGGAATCCAACGTGAGTATCCAAACATGGAACGATACCAGGATGCCGCTTCCGAAGGTAAATCTTTGGAAAACATCATCATCAAATGCGTTTTGATGAATGCTCAAGGTATCCATGTATCCGAGGGTCTTGGGGGTCGCACAATACGGCAGGATGCTGGCGATCTCAACAAGTGTATCAAGATGGCCGCAAAATCGAGTTTCATCGATGCCACTCTGAATCTTGTTGGCTTGTCTGAGATTTTTACTTTGGATTTGGAGGATATGTTCCCCGATGAAATCCAGAAAAATGGAGATAACAAAAGTGAGGCCCCCTCGAAGCCCCCTGAGAAAAAAGCAGAGTCAAAGCCTGCTCCGAAGAAGGTCAAAATCGAAGTTGATCCTACTCCTGAAGATAAGCTGAAAGCTTATATTGGAAGCATCAACGATGAGGAGTTTGCAGAACAAGCTCGAAAAATGACCCAGGAAATTACCGATCTGGATTCATTAAAAAAGCTCTGGCTTCAATTTCGTGATGCCCGTGATCAAGGGAGCATCACCGAATCTGAATTTAAGCAGATCGATACGATTAAAGATCTCATGAAAGAAATCCTGAAATAACACCCAAAGTGCAGTAGTCCAAATCTGGATCTCCTAATGTTCCTCATTTCCAAATTCTGGATAACGGTTCAGTGATGGTCTTGTCATTACCTCACACGGGTTCGCTTATCGCCTGAAGAACTGTGGCTACTGCACTTCATAACAGATATCGATTAACTTTAACCGAGGAACAAGTGTTTGCTTTGGATGATTTACTAGACAAATTTCTTAACGAAAAAGCCCAAACCGACCCTAAATGGTTTCATGGAATGGACATGGATAATTTATCAGTTTCCCATGACAAATTAATGGCACTTATTCAACGGAGAATTGACCGAGGTGAAATCTAAACTTAAAGCGATTTTGAAGATGAATTTGAGCGATAGACAACGCAGAATTCTCATTGCTGAAGACGTTCTAGGAATCTACGGAGTTGAGCATATATCAGCGATTACGGGGATTTCAATGAACCATGTCTATGCTGAATTGAAGGCCATGAAAGAGTCCCAGGTACGTAGTACGTACTTGGTACTAACTGAAGATGATATTAAACCTAAAGATCTTCATGTAGATAATACTGAAACAGTAACTAATACCAATGAAGATAATAAACCTCAATTAGGTATTAATACCAATGAAGATTATAATAATAACTATCTAGATATATATAATATATACCCCAAGAAGACCGACAAGCGGAGAGGTGAGAAACTTTTCAAAGGTCTGGTCAAGAAGGGGTACTCCAAATCTTTCCTTCTTCAGTGCGTTCAGAACTATCTCGAAAGTGGTGGAAACAACCGAGTCCGAGATAGAGATCCCAACTACATCAAATCGATAGCGGTATTTCTGGGCCCAGATCAGCACTTTCTGGAATATTCAGAATCTTCTGAACCTTCTCAACCTCCTCCAGAGCCTTTCATCGATGAGGATAACTCCATTTCCAATCTCTTGGTATGACTACAGAACAATACGAAAAATGTCCTGATTGTGGGACAGAAGATCTTGAATTCAGAGCTTGGGTTGATAAGTACCAAAATTTTTCTGAATGGGATGAAAATGATAAAGAAGCTTGGTGTACCAAATGTGAAGAATTTGTTTCTCCAGAACCATTGTAAATAGATGAGTGACTACGATCCTTTTGAAATTGTGCCATCACAGCATCCAGACGATCAGGAAGCAGTGCAACGCAGAGAAATGTTAGAAGCCATAGAGAAAGTCCAAAACTTTATTGAAGACTCAAATTACGTTCATTCCAAAAGCTTAGTCAATGCACTTGACGAGATTTATCACTATATCCAGGAAGGTGATTATTAAAATGAAATGTCAAACAGTACAACTCACTCCAGAAGATGCTCGATGCATGATCTCAATGATCGTGGGAGTTATTCGTGTCGCTAAAATTGACGGGCCACAAAGTAAAAATTTCAATCCTTATTTATACGAAATTAAACAAATAATAAATGATTGGTCACAAATGAATACATCTGACAAGAAAAACCATTCAGACGATTACGATAGAGTCCATGGGATATAGCAAACTCAAAGATACCATCGTCACTTCAAAATCAGACGATGGAAACTGGTTCCTGGACATGCTTAGTAAAAAGGCTTCACCAGAAGCACAGGAACGAATCAAAAATGGCGTTAGAATCGACCAGGACCCATCTTTCTTTGAAACGAGTGAAGGACACAAGGTTGCCGTTTATACAGACAAAGACGGGAACACTACGGTTTTTGAAGAAGATCTCAAAACTCTCAGTGAAGATGTCAATCTTGCCAAGTTCGATACCCAACTTCGTGAGTGCGGATTAGAAAAGTATTCAAGAGTTTCTTTTGAGTCAATCAACACTTACAAATTCCTCAAAAATAAATTCCCAAGAGACTTAGTTCCCATGTTTGAGGAACGCCCGATTGCCTATTTCTATGGAGGAACTGGAACGGGCAAAACAACCCTTGCGTGTGCCATCGGACGGGATTTCGCACGTAGGGGTCATTCCGTTGTTATCAGACGATGGACCAACTGGCTTACCCAATTTCGTGAAGTCTATGACGATTCTTCAGAAATGGTCATTACAGACCACATGAAAAAGGCTCAGAACGCTTACATTCTAATTCTTGATGAGATTGGTACAGACAAGAAAAACAATGCTACTGAGTTTGAAATAGAACAGCTTTCCAGGATCGTTTCAGACCGCTATGGAAATGGGAAACCAATGATACTTACCTCAAACATTGACACAGATAAACTTGAAAGGATTTATGGGGCGCAAATCACAAGCAGAATCACGGACACAACGAAAAGCATCGTCCAACGGTTTGACGGAGAAACTGACTATCGAAAAAACAGAAGAGCCGCCCTCATCCAACCCGCACTGGAAACTTTTTAAGGAGGATCATGGAATCGTTGCAGATGGAGTCATCCGAGTCTACAGACTCAAAGTTGAAAACGGGTATTTATACCTTTCGGGGCTCTTTACTCAACGAACCGAAGGAGATAAGGACTACCGTGCATTGGGGCACTTTTCCGTTTCATACGTTCCATCTGCGTAGGGAATTCGACAATTTGGCCTGTCTCACTATTTGGGACAAGCCTCTGCCAAAGCCCAGAGAAACCCAACGGGATCGATGGGCGAAGAGACCGTGCGTACTAAGGTTCCGTTTTTTCAGGGATATTGTGCGCTCGGCAATGGAGCATTTTCAATTTGTTCCATCCGAAGAACTTGGGTTGGTCTTCTATATGAAGATGCCCAAGCTGTCCAAGATCAAACAAGCTGAGAGGATTCATAAGCCTCATCAAGTACGTCCTGATCTGGACAATCTGGAAAAAGCCACTCTCGATGCATTGTACGCAGAAGATGCAGTGGTTTATCTGAAAACGGCTCTGAAGATTTGGAGCCTTGAACCTCGAATCGAAATCTGGAATCTAAAATGAATCTAGCATGTATCTCAGGAAACTTTGGGTTCGATCCCGAATTCAAAGTAAGCAACAACGGAACTCCCATCTGTACGGGGAGCTTGTGTGTCAAAAACCGTAGTCGGAAGAAAACCAACTACATCGACATTACCGCATTCAACAAAACCGCAGAGTTGATGCGTGACCATTGTAAGAAAGGTTCATTTCTTCTTATTGAAGATGGTGAACTCGATATGGATGAATGGGTCAACAAAGAAGGGAAGAAGCAACGGAAGATCAAAGTTATTGTCAACCGTATGGACTTTGGACCTAAAGCCCAGGACAAAGCAGAAGGTGGTCAGGATGCAGATGGGTTTTAATGAGTTTAACAACTGGAACCATTTCAACTTCTGGAGCATCCAGAGGACCCAAAACACGTTGGATTAAAACGCACCAAACTATTGTTAGAACAGTATGGTACGAAATCGATGACACTTATGGCATCGACAGTATTTTCAACGCTTTTGGGCATGGTTTAAAACGAAATGCAATTCATAGAAAAGAAACAGTCCATGAAGAATGCATCTCTAAAATTGTTGACGAAAAACCTAAATCATTAAAATGAATGAAGTAGCTGAAGGTATAGAACTAAGAGAAGAGGCATTGGACCTCCTGGAAGAGAAACGCCATCAATGGATCGCAGAAGCACGTAGATATGCGTTTAATCTGCTCTCCAGGCGTGGCATTAACAATCCTGATCCTGTTGTAACGTCTGATGATTTATGGGCGTTATGTCCTCCTCCGAGTGAAATCAATCCTAAAGTCATGGGAGCAGTCTTTCGGAAGAATGCTGGATTCAAACCTCTAGGGTACGTTCCGTCAAAGCGGAAACAAGCCCATGCAAGGCCTATTCGTGAGTGGACGTTTGCTTGACCTTGTTATGAGGGTCATCAAACAAGACGGTGACGAATGGAAATGCTCCGAGTGTGGATGCACAATCCAGCGAGGGGAAGAGACTCAATGCGACTGCACCGATCCAGACGGGTCGGAGCGGTTGCAGGAGTT